TTTAGAATCATAAATTCACAAGCTAAAGCATATCTAAGAGTAATGTCTTTTCGATAAAGTTCCTTCAGAATTGCTTTATATTCTTTTGGTTCAAGGTATTTGTCTTTAGCGTTTTTAATCTGCTGCAAACTTTGTTTCTTTCGAGGCAGCTTTGCTTTTCTAGCTGGATTGTTCTCGATAAATCCTTGGTCGATAGCGTAGTCAAAGAATACGTTTAGAATTGATTTTACACGATATTTTTGGGTATATGTCCAATCTTCAGTATCAATCAATCTTTGAACCAGTCGTACATCCATATTTTCTAATTTAGTACCAGTTTCGATTTTATCTGAGATTCTGTTATAAGTAGCAAGCATAGTTTTGTAGGTGCTTAACTTTATCTGTTTTTGATAAAATTCCCACCACTCTGAAAAAACCGTATGGAATAAAGCAGAAGCAGTGGTCAGCTTTTGCAGTACGGTTTCAATCTTATCATCCAGCTGCTTTTGTGCTTCTTTTTTCGCTCTTGATGTACCAGAGCTAAGAGTCACAGAAACTCTTTTCCATTTTTCAGTATATGGGTCTTTATACCGTTCGAAATATTTATACTTTCCATTCGGAAGTTCTTCCATCCACATTGCTTTTTCCCCTTTATTTTGTTAAAATGGGTATAGTAAAAAGGGCTTTTTAATGCCTTTTAATATACTAGCTATTCCTCACACTCAAAAACTTGGCGGTCGGAGAGTGTGGGGGATTTTTTATTTTTGAAATAGGATAGCAATAATTGAAACCGCAATCCCAATAATCGAAAGGAGAGATCCAACGGTTAATGCGATTAACCATTTTTTATTTTCTTCTTTCTCTTTTTGTTGTTCTAGCTTGAAATCAGAGAACATCTTTTCCATTCGAAGCCCCATATTTTCAAAACCATCACGCATTTCAGTTCTGAGTTGATCGGATTTTAAATCAACTTTTTCAAAACCGTGTTTGACGTCAGAGTTTATTTTATCTAACTTTAAATCGATTTCAGTCTTGGTATATGTATCATTTGACATTCTTTTTTCCTCCATTTTTATATCTGATTCTATTATATCATTTTTTTGTATGGGTACAGTTTTTAATGAAGGTTTTGAAGCATAAATAGACGTAATGTTTGATGCACCTGACTTAAAATTATTTTGTAATTCTGGCATAACTTACCCCTGTTTTATAAAAGAATGGTAACTATACGCTTCATCCAACTGATTTCCTTCCTCATCAGACAGATTGAAGTAAAAGTAAAAATCACTTGGTAATTGAATTGTAAAATTGAATTCAAAATGACCAGTTGCTTTTCCGCAATCATCTTTTAAATCTATGAACTCACTTTTAGGTATATTGATCCTTGTAGCATGGACTGGGTAATGTATCCCGTTTTGGAAATAAGCCTCAACAGATAGAATATAAGTTTTATCAGGAACTAGATTGAAGAAATCTAAGAAGGCAACTAAACCAGTTGAACCTGGGAATAAATCGAAATTTGTTACTGTTCCTAAAAGTTGGCCACTATCAGGTTGTACAATTTTAATCGAAGTCATTTTTTCTTTAAAAGGACTAGGCTTTTTATGAAAAATATTAGATTTATCCATCAATTTCTCTTTTATAAAAGAATATTCAGATGGTTTCTTGGGAAGTTCTGAGATCATTGTACGTTGTAACTCTATTAAGGATATCAATGCTTCTTGTTCTTCATCTGTCAAACTCTCATTAACTAGAGTATTATTATCTTTAATATCTGTATCAGTCATTTTTATTTCCTCATTTTTAACTTGTCAACTTATAAAACTCTTCCTGAATCATATCTTCACCCCAGGTTGTTGAGATTTTGTGTCTTTCGGCAAACTGGAGCCAGTTGAAGTCTGATACTTCGTACTGTGCGAGTTCTTCAGAGATGAGATGTCGAATCATGAAGCGGTCTGCTTCGTTCTCATATTTGTATAGCAGCCGTTTGTAATTGGCTGGGTCGTGGTTTATGTGCCCTAATTCATGCAGAATGACCTCTTCTCGTTCCTCTATGGATAAATCCCTATTAACGTAAATGATGCGCTCATCGGGGAAATAGAAGCCTCTACGCTCCCACATAGTCTCAGGGAAGAGATAGAGTGTGACCTGGTATTCATCCAGCAACTCATTCACTTTCAATATCGGACACCCCCAAAGAGAGTTTAATGATCTGCGCAATCTTGTCTACATCTTCATCTGATAGTGGTTTCCCATCAAATAAGACCACACGTTCACGAAGATTAGACAAGTCAACAGTACGGCCGTCAGCAGTAGTGACAAGGTCGCTTGAAATAGCAGGATTGTCAGTACGTCCTAGAAGATAATCTAAAGAAACATTGAAAAAGTCAGCAATTTCTTGCATTCTTTCAGTACTAGCTTTTTGTTTTTTTAATGAATAAAGTGTATTTCTACTGTATCCTAGCTTTTCTTCCAAGGCATTTAAAGAAAGACCTTGTTTTTTTGCTAGTTCTTTAATTCTTTCAAATGTCAGAAACATTGATTTATCAACCTTTCTAAGCATTACGAAGAAATATTTTAAATTATATGATTAAAACTGTTGACAAAATTAAATAAATAATTTAAAATAATATCCGTAAGCTAAAGAGTTAGCGAAATAGACAACTAAAAAAATAAAAACCTAAAAAACTGATTGCCGTCCGTTTTGAATAGGTAAACCTTACTTTTTAGTAGGTCTTTTCTCTATGCTTTGATTTTAATAAATTTATTTATCATTGTCAAGAAATTCGCTAACTTTTTAGATAATTTTTTAAAAAGGAGGTCAGAAATGAGCCAACAACATCAAAAATGGATTCAGATTGTTAAAGACAAATTGAATTCAGAAGGAATGTCACAAACACATCTTGCCCGCGCTTGCGGAGTGAAGAAACCGACCATTTCAGAATTACTGAAATATGGTAAAGGTAGCGACAGATTGAAAAACCGAGTGTGTGATGTCCTGGGCATCGATGAAAGCTGGGTTGATTTAGGAGAGTAGGAGGAAAAACAAATGCCAAGACCGAAACATTGGCCGTATGTTACTAAAAGAAGCACAGGAAGTCCACAATTAAGTAAATTGTCCTTACGTGATAATAAATTGATTTTGGATTCCAAGGAATTAACAGGAATAAAAAATTATGAATTAAAAAGTCTAGAAGCAACGACAAGATTTTCTGAATTAACAATTACTTTACTTGTTAAGTTGGTCTGAAATAACTTTTGAAAAGGAGTAAACATGAAACCAAACCGATATCCGTATAGCGGGAAAATAAAAAGCCTTGATAACTCAGCGATAAAATGCAATCGTATCAAGACAGTTGATATCGAATTGGATAAATCAAGTCTTACTTTTAAAGAAGACAAGATTATCATACGAGGTCAGTCCATTACTGGTGTGTAAGTTCCGTCTGGTTCGAGACGAAGCGGTTTATTACAATCTACGTTAACTGTCCCATCTGGTAACATATCGTAATTGATAATTAAGCCATTTGGATAAATTGTTTCGACATATGTATGTCCCGGGCCTTTTTCATGAACAATTTTAGTGACTTGATCTTGAGGGATTCCAGTCTTGATAGTCATTTCCATTAGAGTTCCTCCTTTCTATTGATTTTTTTTGACTAAAACAGTGAGAGGTCCTAGTCAAAAGTTATTATATCAAATCGAGGAGGAATCACATCGGTCTTAAGACCTATATAGGAGGTTGAATGGAAGATAAAATCATAGAACTAGCTGATTGCTTTATCAGTGAGAATACAACATACAGAGAAGCTAAAATAGCGTGTGAGAAGCTATTAAAACAAGTTAGCCATGAGATAGAACTCAGGGCGCTGGAAAGTGAGATTTCTAAACAAAAAAGCACCTGACGAGAAGTCAGGCACTTACTAAATTTTTCAATTTAATTATATCACGAAAGGAGCGAATATGGAAGCAATTGAAGTCGTGAGAATTAAGGATGTGATCATCGAAAAGGTTTCGGCCAACGATGAGGAATTAGAACACATCTTCGGATGCACAAAGCGACAAGCAGGAGATATGAGACGAGAGATGAAGAAATTGCCTAGCCAACAAAAACATCTTAGAAACGATGGTCAGCTTGTCACAATCAAAGGTTTTGACGCTTACCTGCAATACAGAGGCAGCCGAGACTGGAAAAAAGAAATGGAAACAAGCAAGAAAATGAGGTCAGTCGGATGAAATTACTAGACAAAATCACAAAATGGTTTTTTGACACAACAAAAATCGAAGTCAACACAGATTGGCGGTTGGTTGCGTTGGATACGAACAGGGAATTGATAGACCTTCAAGAAAAATATCAGCAAGCAAATCAACGTATCGCAGATCTTGAAGAAATCGTAGCAATCTATGAAGAAAAGGAAAACACAAAATGATTGAATATATCTATTTCGGAACATCACTACTTTTTTTACTCTGGGTACTAGTAAATGAGCTAGACGAACGAGCAGAGGCTAAAAAGGAAAACAGACAGCTAATCGCGAGCAACATCGCTCGTATGAATCTGAGAAATTCAGATAAACAATTTACATACGATGTGCAACCACCTGTTGGACTTGCAAAAGATGTAGAAGAAGGAGTTTAAGATGGTAACAATCAATAAACTAGAAATCGAAAACGTCAAGCGCGTTAAAGCAGTCAAATTAGAGCCATCAGCGACTGGATTGACAATCGTTGGTGGAAACAACAACCAAGGTAAAACAAGCGTACTAGATGCTATTGCGTGGGCGCTAGGTGGCAACAAGTACAAACCTAGCCAAGCGCAACGCGAAGGAAGTACAATCCCGCCTAGCTTAAAAATCACGCTATCAAATGGCTTGATTGTGGAGCGCAGTGGTAAGAATAGCACTCTCAAGGTCATTGACCCAAGTGGCAACAAGGCTGGCCAGAGCTTGCTGGATAGCTTCGTAGAAGAGATGGCCATCAACTTGCCAAAATTCATGGAGCAGACTAGTAAAGAGAAAGCAAAAACTTTACTACAAATTATCGGAGTCGGTCCACAATTGGCTGAACTGGAAATGCAGGAAAAGACAAAATATGACGAGCGCCATGCAATTGGTGTGATTGCTGACCAAAAGGAGAAATTTGCTAAAGAGCAACCGTACTACCCAGATGCACCGAAAGAGCTCGTCTCTATTGCCGAACTCATTCAGCAGCAACAAGCTATACTTGCTAAAAACGGTGAGAATGCTCGCAAACGTCAGAATTTAGTAGCTATCCAAAACCAACACGATTCAGCAGCTGCAGAAGTTGGAAGACTCGAACAATTGCTGGCCGATGCTAAAACCAAAAAAGAACAACTGGCTCAAGACTTAGCTATCGCGAATACAGATGCCATGGATCTTATCGATGAATCGACTGAAGAAATTGAAAAGAACATCGCAGAGATTGACGAAATCAATCGTAAAGTTCGTGCTAATCTTGACAAAGATAAAGCTGAAGAAGACGCTAAGGGTTATCGCGAACAATACAAGGAACTTGACAATGTGATTGCTGACATTCGCAAGCAGAAGACAGATTTGCTTACCAATGCAGACTTGCCGTTGCCTGGTTTGTCCGTGGATGATGGCGAATTGCTCTATCTTGGCCAACGATGGGACAACATGTCAGGTAGTCAGCAATTACAAGTAGCGACTGCTATCGTGCGTAAATTGAAGCCGGAATGTGGTTTCGTGCTAATCGATAAGCTAGAGCAAATGGATCAGTTGACTCTCCAAGAATTTGGAGCATGGCTCGAACAAGAAGGCTTGCAAGCTATCGCGACTAGAGTATCGACAGGAGACGAATGTAGCATCCTGATTGAAGACGGGTATAGTGTTAAACCGGAGACGAAGCAAATTCCTGAAACATGGAAAAATGGATTTTAAAAAATAAAGGAGAACCAAAATGAAAAAAACAGAAGAATTTATTGCATTGCGAAACAAAGAAGACGGACATTATCTAGTTGACTATAAAAACAACACACACACATTTGCATTCTCTGCCAGATTTTCAGATTCGATGAAAGATGCTGCTGTTATCCCTGAAGAAAACTTCAAAAAGGATGAACGTTTTAGCAAGCTAGCCGATGCGCTTGGATGTGAACCAATTATCGTCACAGCTACTTATGAACTCAAGGCGCTAGATGGAAGCGAGCCGAAAGAATTGATCAAAAAAGAAAAAAGTCTCAAAGAAATCTTAGCCTTGATTGAAAAACTTGAAGATAAATTTGAAGATAAAACGGAGGACTAAACATGCAGATTACTAGAGGAAAACGGGCGCGAGCTCAAAAGGTAGTTATCTACGGTCCTGAAGGAATTGGAAAATCTAGCTTTGCAAGTCAATTCCCAGACCCCGTCTTTATCGACACGGAAGGTTCAACAGATAATATGGATGTGGCACGACTCGACAAGCCAACAAGCTGGACCATGTTAGTCAATGAGATTGCTTTTATCAAGGCAAATCCAACAGAATGTAAAACACTTATTGTTGACACAGTCGACTGGGCAGAACAATTAGCAGTAGCCCACGTATGCTCACAACATGGAAAACAAGGGATTGAAGATTTCGGATGGGGTAAAGGGTATACCTATGTCCAGGAAGAAATGGGGCGTTTCTTAAATGCCTTATCTGATCTAGTTGATATGGGTATCAATGTAGTATTGACTGCACACGCTCAAATTAAGAAGTTTGAACAGCCTGACGAGATGGGTTCTTATGACCGATACGAATTGAAGCTTGGCCAAAAGACAGGCTCTAAAACGGCACCGCTTGTAAAAGAGTGGGCAGACATGGTTTTGTTTGCCAATTACAAAACTTTAGTCATGACGACCGATAACGGCAAAAAGAAAGCCCAGGGCGGTGAACGTGTGATGTATACCAATCATCGACCGGCTTGGGATGCCAAAAATCGTCACGGATTGCCAGATGAAATGCCATTCAACTATGCTGGAATCGCTCATATCTTTACTGGCCAACAACAAGTGCCACAACCCCAAGTTGAACAACTTCAGACAGTTGCTCCAGAACCTCAGCAAACTACGCCACAAGCCCCAGAGCCAATCCAAGAGGAATTGCCTCTCGATATGTCTACGGTTGGTGAAGTACCTCAAAATGAAGTTCCTGTCGAACAACAAGCGGCGCCTGCACAATATCATGCAAGCTTACCAAAGAGTTTGACTGACCTCATGTCTCAAAATAATGTGACAGAAGAAGAGCTTCAAAAAGTCGCATACATCCGTGGACACTTCCCACTAGGAACTCCGATTGAAAACTTCCCGCCTGATTATTGGGATATGATTGTCTCTCACTGGCAGGCTACTATGGAAGTTATTCAAAATCAGGTTCGAGCAGATCCAGAATTACCCTTTACCGTGTAAGTTTTGGGAATTAGAAATTATAGCAAAATACAATAAAAATTTTAGAAAATAGAGGAAAAACAACATGACACAACAACAATTTAACAATTTTGACCGCGAATACGACTGGAACGACACTATCCAAAAAGACGCCGAATTCACATTGCTGCCTGAAGGGTTATACTCTTTTACAGTTAATAGCTACGAGCGTGGACGTCACACACCAAATCCACAGAACCCTGGTAAATTGCCAGCATGTAATAAAGCAACCGTCCACATCCAAATCGTAGCAAATGAAGGTGAAACAGAATTGCGTCACAACTTGTTCTTGCATAGCTCAACAGAAGGTATGTTGTCAGCGTTCTTTGGTGCTATTGGTCAAAAACGTAAAGGCGAACCGCTTCGCATGGACTGGAACGCGATTATCGGCAAAGTCGGAGTATGTAAGGTAGGAATCCGTGAATATAACGGCAATAAATATAATGAAGTTAAAAGCATGATTTATGCGGAAGACGTGGACTATACAAAAGTTCTGAACCAACAACCAGGACAAACTACACAAGCAAGCTACCAACAACCGCAGCAGAATTTTGGACAACCACAAGGACAAGCTGGATACCAAGCCGGGCAATTCTAGGAGGTAAGGGATGCAATTAAGACCTTATCAACAGGAAGCACAGGAAGCTGTTCAAGCTGAATGGGCTAAAGGTCGCAAGCGCACGCTCTTAGTATTACCTACAGGATGTGGAAAGACAATCGTCTTCTCCAAAATCATTGAAGACCAAGTGAAAGAGGGCAAGCGTGTGCTTGTCCTTGCTCATAGGTCTGAATTACTGGAACAAGCTAGCGACAAGCTCAAGACCGCGACAGGTCTCGGCACAGCCTTAGAAAAAGCCGAGAACACATCTATCGGTTCCTGGTATCGAGTCGTCGTTGGATCAGTCCAGACTATGCAGAGAGAGAAACGACTTAGTCAATTCCCTCCTGACTGGTTCGATACGATTGTCGTCGACGAAGCCCATCACGCTATTTCAGATGGTTATCAACGCGTCCTTGGATATTTTGATCAGTCGAATGTATTAGGAGTAACTGCCACACCAGATCGCGGGGACATGAAGAACCTTGGCTCTTACTTCGATAGCTTGGCTTATGAGTATTCGCTAGTCCAGGCTATCCAAGAAGGGTATCTATCAAAAATTAAAGCTTTGACAATTCCGCTTAGCTTGGATTTATCAAATGTTAGTATGTCGGCGGGTGATTTCAAGGCGAGTGATGTCGGGACGGCATTAGACCCATACCTGGAGCAGATAGCGGATGAAATGGTCAAGCAATGTGCAGACCGAAAGACAGTCGTGTTCTTGCCTTTGGTAAAGACCTCGCAGAAGTTTCGCGACATCCTAAATGCAAAAGGATTTCGTGCTGCAGAAGTCAATGGAGAGTCCAAGGATCGTGCAGAGATTTTAGAAGACTTCGAGAAAGACCGCTACAATGTGCTTTGCAATTCGATGTTATTGACGGAAGGGTGGGATTGCCCTTCAGTCGATTGCGTGGTGGTATTAAGACCGACAAAAGTCCGGTCGCTCTATTCGCAGATGGTAGGACGTGGAACGCGTCTATTTCCCGGAAAAGACGAGCTTTTATTACTAGACTTCCTATGGCATACAGAACGGCACGAACTTTGTCGCCCGGCTCATTTAATTTGTGAAAGCCCTGAAGTGACTAAAAAGATGGTTGAGAACATGGAAGAGCAAACAGGTGTCATGCTTGACCTTGAAGATATGGAAGTTAAGGCAGCAGAAGACGTAGTCGCTCAACGTGAGGAAGCTTTGGCCAAACAATTGGAAGAAATGCGTAAACGTAAGCGTAAATTAGTAGATCCATTGCAATTTGAAATGTCTATCCATGCTGAAGACTTGTCGAACTACGTGCCAAACTTTGGATGGGAGATGTCACCTCCTAGTGACAAACAAATCAAAGCGCTTGAAAAATACGGCATCTTTACTGACGAAGTAGGTAATGCAGGAAAAGCCAACCTCTTATTGGATAGATTGCACAAGCGACAATCAGAAGGCTTAACAACACCAAAACAGATTCGCTTCCTGGAAGGTCGCGGCTTCAAAGATGTCGGTATGTGGCAGTTTGACCACGCTAGAAATATGATTGATCGTATCGCAGCGAACGGATGGAGATTACCTGCGGGTGTTCGACCGGCTGAATATGTGCCAAATTAATGAAGGAGAAAACAGTGGCAGAGAATGATTTTAACTTATTGCCGTTGCTGGATTACATCAATCCTGCCACGGTAGACTATCAAACATGGGTCAATATTGGTATGGCCCTTAAACATGAAGGATACACGGCATCTGATTGGGATAATTGGTCGCAAAATGATAGCCGGTATAAGAAATTCGAATGCTTCAAGAAATGGGATACTTTCAACGAAGAAGCAGGAACCATTGTAACAGGCGCTACCATTACCCAGTTAGCAAAAGAAAACGGCTGGGTGTCGCAATCCGGCTATGATAGTGAGAATGCTCATGAGTTAGGTTGGACAGATACAATTGACCGTGATTATCGTGTCATTGATAAAGACTGGATTGAAGGGAAAGAAATCCACGAACCGACAGTCTGGAATCCAGTTCAGGAAATTATCAAATACCTTGAAACGCTCTTTGAAGCTAGCGAAAATGTTGGCTACGTCACCGAATGTTATCCAAAGACTGACGACGAAACAGGCGAGATTGTCAAATGGCTGCCAACTAAAGGGGCTTACGACCGTACTGCTGGACAATTAATTGAAGCTCTTAGTAAATGTAATGGAGATATTGGTGCAGTATTAGGTGACTATCACGAAGAAGCTGGTGCATGGGTGCGATTCAATCCTATGGATGGGAAGGGCGCTAAAAATGAAAATGTGACAGATTTCAGATATGCCCTGGTTGAATCTGACAGCATGCCAATCGATAAGCAAAATGCCATTTATAAAGAACTTGAATTACCGATTGTAGCCTTGGTGCATAGTGGAAATAAATCACTCCATGCTATCGTAAAAGTAGATGCTAAGAACTACGAAGAATATCGTAATCGGGTTGATTATCTTTATAAGATTTGTCAAAAGAATGGAATTATCGTCGACACACAAAACCGGAACCCAAGTAGACTATCGCGCATGCCTGGTTTTATCCGTAATGGCCAGAAACAGTTCTTAGTAGATACGAACATCGGTAAAGCCAATTGGGATGAGTGGTATCAATACATCGAAGATTTGAACGATGATTTGCCTGAACCTGAATCACTTTCGGATAGCTGGGATAATTTGCCAGAATTGGCGCCTGAATTGATTAAAGGAGTCCTTCGCCAAGGACACAAGATGCTGATTGCCGGTCCTTCAAAAGCTGGTAAGTCATTCGCACTGATAGAGATGTCTATAGCAATTGCAGAAGGTAAACAGTGGCTTGGTTGGGATTGTACTCAAGGACGTGTGTTATACGTCAACCTGGAACTAGACCGACCATCCGCCCTGCATCGTTTCCGTGATGTGTATCAAGCTATGGGATTGGCGCCTCAAAATATCAACAACATCGATATCTGGAATCTGCGTGGCAAGACCGTACCGATGGACAAGTTGGCGCCTAAGCTCATCCGTCGAGCTTTGAAAAAGAATTACATTGCAGTCATCATCGACCCGATTTACAAGGTCTTGACGGGTGACGAGAACAGCGCAGACCAGATGGCACACTTTACCAATCAATTTGACAAGGTGGCCACAGAACTAGGCTCTAGTGTTATCTACTGCCACCACCACTCAAAAGGTTCTCAAGGTGGCAAGAAGTCCATGGACCGCGCTAGTGGTTCGGGTGTATTTGCTCGGGATCCTGACGCACTTATCGACTTAGTAGAACTAGAAGTGTCAGAAGAATTATTGACGCAGCGTTTGAACCAAGCGACGTGCGAGGTTTACAAGCAGGCTTTACAAGAACGAAATAACGCTTATTACCAACAGAATGTCGGACTAGATGACCTCTTGAGCCCTGCGCAGATGAGAACGCACTTTGAAAAAGGTATCGATGATGTCATGGTTCGAGCTCCGTACGTGGACAAACTCGAAGAAGTACGCAAGCAAATCCAGATAGCGACTGCGTGGCGTGTAGAAGGTACGCTTCGTGAGTTTGCCAAATTCAAGCCGGTGAACATGTGGTTCAGCTATCCAGTACACGCGCTTGACAAAACGGGCGTGCTGGCCGATATTCAATTAGAAGATGTGAACGGAAACAACTCGCCTTGGAAAAAGAACTTTGATAAAAAAGATACGAAAGAGGATAAGAGCGAAAAAGTCGAAAGCGCTATTTACTCAATCTATGATGGAATCAATCCAGTTACAATAGACGATCTCGTAGAATATTTTTCAACAGAATCTAGACAAGTGAGTGAAAAAACTGTTCGCCGATGGATAAAAAATAATGGTAAATTCACAATTAAAAACAAGGAAATTTCGCCTAAAAATGACGAGGGACAAAAATAGGGACATGGACAAATCGATGGACAAATCGATGGACAAAATTCGAAATGTCCCTGTCTTTCGAGGGACAAATAATCGAAATGTCCCTTGTCCTTGAATATGTCCTTCGAGGGACAAAATGAGGGACAAATCGATTAAATAATCGAAATGTCCCTAGGGACAAAATGAGGGACAGAATATCTCCCTCCTTGAGGAGAGATATTTAGGAAAATGTCCCTGAGAGTTCAGAAGAACAGGTACAGGAACAGGGGCGATTGAGCTACGCCCCCTGTAACCCTGTAACCCTGTCCTTCACTCTGAACTTAGGCGCGTATAAAAAAAGAAAGGAAAAATAAAAATGGTCCGTCGAAAGAAAAAGTATTCAGTGAATTTGGAAATAGGCAAAAAAATGCCACCGCTTTATCACACGTTGCCGGGGCAAGATTTTTGGTATTCCGATTCTGAAGTTTTGAAATGGGTTGCAAATCAGCCGACTCTTTTAAATTGGGTAAAAGACCAACTAAAAACAGCTGGCTACATCGTCTATAATCCTGAAACTGGTCAGTGGAAAGGTGTAGACTATGATGATTGAATTCTTTTTACCGATGCAAAAAATTCCGACAACGACTCACCAACAAAAAAAGGTAAATGTCCAATTTGGAAAGCCAATCTTTTATGAGCCGGCTGATTTGAAAAATGCCAGAATGAAATTTGAGAGCTTGCTTGCGCAGCATGTGCCTCCGAATAAAATCAAAGGAGCGATTCGTCTGACGGTTAAGTGGTGCTTCCCTCGTATCAAAAAAAGCTACGATGGGCAGTACAAGACTACAAAGCCAGACACGGACAATTTACAGAAGTTACTCAAAGATTGCATGACTAAACTTGGTTATTGGCAAGATGATGCCCAGGTGGCCAGTGAGATTGTCGAAAAGTTCTGGGCAGACACAGTCGGGATCTATATCAAAGTTGAGGAATTGAAATGAAGATTGATTACATTGATTTCTTTAGCAGACAAATTCCGGAATGGATGGCACGCAGCAATCAGAAAAGCCAAGAGGTCGGATTTGGAACAGATGCTTACTGGCAATGGGCTGTGTCGTCAATCGGAGAGATTTGCAAACAATACAATGATGATGAGCTAGTGACAGAACAATTCGGTTTGCTCTTCAACTGGCTAGAAAAACAAGCAGGTTAAACTATGAAATATAGCAAACAAACAGTAATCGAAGGATTAAAACACTCGATTGAGAAAACTAAGGAAGAGATCGAGAAATATTCTACAAAATGCAATGGCAAGTTCGCACAAGGACGGACTGCGCATCGTGAGTTCCTGAAGAAGCAACAAAAGAAAATGGAAGAGCAATTAAAGGAGTTGGAAGATGAAAGTACAAGAATTGATTGAGAAGTACAAAAAACTTGAAGGTGTATGGGATGCTACAGGAGCAGAAACAGCCCGTCAAATTTTTCTACAAGACTTGGACCAACTAGACGAACCGCAACCAGTCGAAGTACCGAAGTTTGTAGCAGATTATATTGATATCTCAAAATTTTATGTACGTACTCTACATTATGCGTTAGAAAACTCACCAGAAAAAGTGAATTTGTGGCTTTGTGAAAATGAAATAAACCGACAAAACACTTTCGCTCGTGCATGGCTTGACGGCTACGAGGTCGAGAAAGAAAAGCGGTATCGCATTTCCATGCCAAAAGCGAGAAATTATAAAAACCATGCTCAGATATTGTGCGAACAAGATGGAAAAATGTTTTGGTGCGGTGAGTGGTATCGATTTAAAACTAAGTTCACCCGCAAAGAACTAGAAGAAGCTGGGTTCGGATGGGTGCTCGATTGCCCAGGGATTGAACTTGTGGAGGTAATAAAATGACAGTTGAACAATTTCTTCAATCATTATCATATCTTATGTGGACTTCTTATTGGTCAGTAATTTTTTATAAGTTCTTTAAAAATAATAAAAAAAAATAATAAAGATTGAGGAGGTGGAGTGATGTCTCTAAATAAAACACGAAAACGATTGATTATGAAGTTTCGTAGAATTTATAACAGTTATCCGATAGGTGTTAAATTAAGCACAGATGGAGGAAATACTTTCTTAGATTTGGGGAGTATTATTGAAACTTTTATCCCAGATTTTAGTGTTGTAAAATCTGGAAACATTAAAGCAAGTAAATTACAATCTGATGAAGTTGATTTTAAAAACTTTGAAATAACTATTACTCAAGGATTCACTAAAGAAGAATGGAATAAATTGCATGGAGGTGTTTTGTAGTGATGAAAAGACCAAACAGATACCCTTACACAAGAAGCCGGTGGGGTGAAGAAATTACGATAATGCATATGAGCGATAACAGTACTTTTAAATTAAGAGTGGAGCGAAATGAAGTTACGGGAGAAACTAGGTAATGAAAGACACACTAATTCGAATTCTTCTTGCTTGGTCGCTTATCGCTACTTGCTTGTTATTCATGCAACGTGAAGCACAAAAACCCTTGCTAGTTTATCATGCTGATAGTAAATATCAGATCACTGGCAAGGTGGAAGCTAAGAAGAAAATCGGGAGTTTGTTCACTATCACGGTTAACGGGAATGTTTTCGTGGTGAGTGAAGAAAAATATAAAAACATTGAAATAGGAGATGATATTGAATTATGAACACACTAGAAAATGTAAAGCAATGGTTCGTAGACCGTGATCTAGAAAACGGTGGGCGATTAGACAAGCAGTCTTTAAAACTCAGTGAAGAATTCGGAGAGCTATGCGCTGGGTATCTCAAGAAAAATGAGAAGGTCACTAAGGATAGTATCGGAGATTGTGCGGTCGTGATTGTCGGTCTGGCCTTGTTGATTAAGGAAGATGTAAATCAGATTTTTGAAGAATCTGATAGCATTAGAAAAAAAGATGTGATGGAAAGTTTCATCTCTCTTAATGCTAATATCAGTGAGTTTCAACTCTCACAAGGATTTGCAAGCAAGGAATTATGCAGACACAACTTAGTACGCTGTATTGGGTATCTAAAAAAATCTTGGATATGACTATGCTGAATGTTTTGAACTGGCTTATCAGGAAATCAAAGACCGTAAAGGTCGCTGGATTGATGGTTCGTTCGTGAAAGAGGAGGATTTGCCAGATGAACTACGAGCAAAGATTAAATGATAAACAAAGACAAAGATTTGCATTCATGCTAAAACAAAAACGAAAAGATAATAAATTATCGCAAGAAAAACTAGGTGACATATTAGGATATAGTCAATCAGATATTTTTAAATGGGAAACATGCAAGGCAAGACCTAATCTGTATCAAGTGGAAGATGTAGCAACATACTTCAACTTACCTATGAATGTATTGATAGGGGAGGGATAGATTGACGGATATTGAAAAACGATTAAAGCAATTGCCTTTTGATGATATTAAAATTAGATCATTGCATAATGAAATCGTCAAGCTTAATTCAGGAATAGTTAAAGGTCAGTCTTTTAATGGTATGCCTAAATCGCCATCGATTGATAATCGAACAGAAGATATAAATATTCTAATAATCGATAGAACAAGAGAACTCTATGAGGAAATCAATAAAATTTATAAAGAACGAAAAAAAATAATAGATTGGATTGAGAGTTTAGAAGACCCTATTGAGAATATGGTCATGCGACTACTGTATATTGATGGCTTATCGTGGAAAGAGGTGCAGATAGAACTCAGATGTAGTCGAAGCACTATCAAGAGAATAAGAAGAAGCGCTATCAAAAAATGGCACTAATGAACCCAAATGGCACTAATTAAGTGATATTATGTTAGTATCAGCAAAAGGCTGAAAGACTCCTATATATTTTTTACCAAAGGGCATCACGCCCTTTATGGCGACGAAAGGTTCTATAATCTCTTTAATTTTAAAATGGTAAGCTCTCCAAACTTTTTGCTCCGCTGGTTCGATTCCAGCCGTCGCCTTTAAGACTGCAAAAAAATAAATTTAAAAAGACAGTATACTATTGGTTCTCCGCAGGGCTTTGCAGTCGCCTTGCACTTTAAGAAGTCCTTATGAAAATCAGTCAGCTTAACGCTGGCTTTTTTTATCCTCTGAAGAAGGAGCATAATGAAACCAAAGAGACTCACAATTCTAAACGGAAGGCGAACATCCGTTGACTACGATAGTCGCAACGAGGAGTACACAAACTATAATCGCAACCGATGGAAGTATGATAAGGATGTGAAACAGTTCTACAACTCAACAATCTGGAAGAAAACAAGTAAACAAGTATTACTTGAAGCTGATTATGTTTGTGCGATGTGTGGAGGTGAAGCAACCATGACTGACCATATCATCAGTGTGAAGCAAGACTGGTCGAAACGATTAGATAGAAGTAATCTTCAAGCAAGTTGTAAGAAATGTAATGATAAGAAAGCAATCAAAGAGAAGTATTCTTATTGATTGTGCGGTAAATAATTAAAAACGTTATCAAAAAGCAAACGAAAACAGAACTTGAAAGGGCGAAACGGTCGGAAACGCACTGCAAAACGTACGGAAATGCCCCCTATTATTTATAACGGGGGTAGGTATTGTTCGGATATAAGAACGCCGCCCTCTTCTGTGCGAAAAATTCCCTTTTTGAAAATTCGAGGTCGGCAGAAAGGAGGAGAATATGGGGCGAAAAATGAAGATTGTCGAAAGCAATAAGAAGCATTTGACAAAAGAAGAGAAGATTGCAAGAAAAACCATACAAGAAAAGGCTTCTGATGGTTTGGATGCATTGCAATTAACACCACCAAAACATTTTGATCCAATCGCAAAAGCTGAATACAAACGAGTGATTGAAGATTTAAGAAAGCTACCCCTCAGAAATCTAGATAGAGCAGTATTAGAAACGTACTGTACCTGGTATGCAGTCTATAAAGAAATATCTCGTGGATTGCAGAAAGAGGGATATGTAGTTGAAACAGATAGTGGTAAAGTTTTGCCTAATAAGATGCTATATAGTTTAGAGCGTGCAACGACTAACTTAACTAAAGCAGCATCACAATTAGGATTGACAGTTGACAGTCGCATGAAGTTATTTGTGCCACAAGTCGAAGAAAAAAAAGAGAGTATTTTCGATAAATTTGGTAGTTAGGAGGTGAAACAATGGAAGATGTAGCTTATCAATACGCTTCAAAAGTCGTAAATGGTGAAATCATAGCTAGTAAGAAAGTTATTAAAGCTTGTAAGCGCCATTTAAGAGATTTAAAGCGTATAGATGATGAAGACTTTCCATATGTTTATCTACCTGACAAAGCAAAGAATCCGATTGATTTTATTGAAATGCTCCCAGATGTCAAAACTGGAAAACCATATCCACTAGCAGATTTCCAGAAATTTATTTTATCGAGTTTGTACGGATGGCGGAAAAAGTCCGATACATCTATCAGGCGATTCAAAAAAGCTCTAATCAGCTTGGCCAGAAAGAATGGTAAGACTATTTTAGTAGCTGGTATTGCTTTATATGAGTTTTTGTTTGGTCGTAACCCAGCGATGAGTAGACAATTGTTTTGTACAGCGAATGACCGTTCACAAGCACGTATTGCTTACGATATGATCCGTAAGCAGTTGGATGCTTTGAGAAACCAGAATGCAGATATCAGAAAGGCTACGAAGATAGTCAGAGATGAACTTCGTAACTTGAACGATGAAAGCTACGTACGTGCATTGAGTCGTGAAACTGGTGCAGTCGATGGATTTGAACCGTATGTTGGTATCTTAGATGAATTTGCAGCATCTAAAACAAATGAAATGATTGAGCTTCTCGAATCTGGTCAAGGTCAGTTAGACAATCCGTTGATTTTGATTATCTCAACAGCTGGATTTGATTTAAACGTACCAATGCACACAATCGAGTATGCGTATATTGAGAAACTTTTGGATGAAGAAGTTGAGAATGACGAATACTTTGCTTTCATTGCTGAACAGGATAATGAAGAAGAAATCGCAGATGAAAAGAACTGGATAAAATCAAATCCAATCCTTGAAGTCAAGGCACTACGTAAAAAGATGATAGACTACCTACGAAAACGTAGGAAGGTGGCACTTGAGACAGGAACAATAAATGAAATCCTGGTTAAAAACTACAACATGTGGAGACAATCATCAGAAGAATCTTACATGGATAAAGAAAGCTGGGCAAAAGCGAAAATAGATAAGCCTGACACAAGAAAGCGCAGAGTTTGGTTAGGAGTCGATGTTGGTAGGTCCAGTGACTTATTTTCTATCTCTCCAATGGTCATGATGGATGATTATTGGTATGCAGACAGCTTTTCTTTTGTGGCCACGAAATATGGCTTGATTGCAAAAGAAAAAAGAGATGGTGTTTCTTATACCAACTTAGAAAGAGCTGGTGAGTGTGAGATAACAACCCTTGAAAGTGGAGTTATCGATGATGAGCGCGTGCTTGAGAAAATCGAGGAAATGGTATACGAAAATGAGTGGGAATTGCAAGGTATTTTCTTTGACCCTTATCAATTCGGTTCACTATTAACTATGATTGAAAAACGACATCCAGAATGGCCACTAGTCCAGATACCGCAAACCACCATGGTCTTGAACATGCCCACGAAACAGTTTCGTGATGATGTGCGACAAGGAAAAATAAAGCACAGTGGCAATCAGTTACTGACAATGGCGGTAAACAACGCATACACTAGAGTTGATAATAACGGTATGAGGATTGATAAAAATAAAAATAGTAACAAAATCGACCCTCTGGATGCGTTATTAGATGCCTATGCTGCTTGTTACTTAGAGCCATTCGATGGAAGTGGTTATTGGACTAATGAGAAAATCCTGGAAGGAGGTTCGCTATTTTGAAGTTATTGAAACATATTCACACAATTTTATTGTTAATTGGTTTAATGTTTTTGATTTACGGTTTGTTCTTGATTGGGGACGTAATAGGATATATAGCTACAGGCTTGATTCTCTGCTTTCTCGGAGCGTACATTGATAAAACAAAACAGCCTTGAAAAGCCTTACAAAATTTGATATAATGAACTAATTTTAGGAGGTTTTATCATGACAAAAGAACAAGTTAAACAACCAGAACGCCCAGTTTATAAAAAGCCTTTATTCTGGACTACCATATTGTTTGGATTTCTTTCTTTTTTTCTTATAATTATGGTTTTTGTAATCGATTCACATTATGTTGAATTGACAAATGCGTTAACAAACCATGGTTTGTATTATGATCAAACAAAAAAAGAAATTTACAGTAAAGAAAATAATCAAAACAACACTCAATCATCAAGTGAAAATGGTGTTATTTTAACTAAAAAATTCGGTGAGAAAATAACATTTGAAGAAGGAAGTATCGAAGTAAGAGGGATGGATATATCTGACGGTCAAGTTACTGTAGCAATTATTTTAGAAAACAATACAGATAGAAAATCCAATTTCAACCCGAAAGAATTTGTAGCAAAGGCTGGAGATGAAACGTTGAATTATATTGGATTGCAAGAGGTTTCAGGATTGACAGGCCAAGGTGAAGTTAAAGAAGTGTCACCAAAGTCGAATGCTGTATTCTTTTTGAATTACAACCTACCAAAAAATAATTCTTCAGATTTCTCTATGCAAATAGGAAAATATCTTTGGAAGTAATTACGCTAGCACCAGTTGGTGCTTTTTTTATGCTCAAAAACAGAAAGGAGGTGAGAAAATAAATGACTTTTTTTCAATCTTTAGGGTCGTCAAAACTATCTTATGACGATTATATCTCTTCGGTAATCTCTGGTAATTCAAGTCCTGAATATACTGGTATATCTGCTTTAAAAAATAGCGATGTCTTGACTGCAGTATCTATCATAGCTGGTGATGTTGCTCGTTTTCCGTTATTAAAAAAGGATTTAATGGGTAATATTGAACAAGATGAAGATATGAATTATCTACTGAATGTCAAAGCCACAAGTAATACATCAGCTAGACAATGGAAGTTTGCAATGACCGTCAATACAATTTTGACTGGTAATTCATTCTCTCGTATTCTACGTGATCCAATCAGTGGAAAACCATTAGAGTTTCAATTTTTTAGACCGTCTGAAACGACTGTCGAAGAAACTAATGACCATGAATTGATTTACACTTTCCGTGACCGTCTGAATGGCAAGGAAATCGTGTGTAAATCAGAAGATGTTATTCATTGGAAATTCTTTAGCCATGACACTATTCTTGGTAGGTCTCCATTGCTTTCTCTTGGGAATGAAATCAGCTTGCAAGATGGTGGATTGAATACCTTGATTAAGTTCTTTAGAGATGGTTTCTCAAGTGGAATTATCAAGCTTAAAGGTGCTCAATTAAACGGTGAAGCCCGTAAAAAAGCCCGTATGGACTTTGAGAAGATGCGTGAGGGTTCGACAGGTGGCAGTCCGTTAGTATTTGATGATACACAGGAATACACTCCACTTGAAATTGATACGAATGTCTTACAGTTGATTACATCTAATAACTTTTCTACTGCACAGATTGCTAAAGCTCTTCGAGTTCCTAGTTTTAAACTGGGGGTTAATAGCCCTAACCAATCTGTCGCACAGTTGACTGAAGACTATGTAACCAACGACCTTCCATTCTATTTTGATGCAATCACAAGCGAATTGGCTTTGAAAGTATTTAGTGATGAAGAGCGTAGGAAGTATCGTGTTGACTTCGACACTCGTAGCGTGACTGGTAGAAATGTAGACGAGATTGTAAAACTTGTAAACAATCAAATCTTAACACCTAACCAAGCCTTGATTGAACTTGGTAAGGAACGTTCTACTGATCCAAATATGGACCGTTACCAGTCAAGTTTGAACTATGTCTTCTTGGATAAGAAAGAAGAATATCAATCAATGAAAGGAGGTGAGACAAAGGATGCCAAAGAGAATCAAGATGAAAGGTCCACTGATTCCGAATAATAGCCAAGAAGCTTACGACTACTATGGTTTGGAAGCTGTCAGTGCTAAAGCTATCACAGATTCTTTCCCAGAAGATAATAGCGATATTGTGTTGGAAGTTAATTCCAACGGTGGTCTTGTTACTGTCGGTAGTGAAATCTACACAGCTTTAAAAAGCTATCCAGGGAATGTAACTGTTGAAGTAACAGGAATGGCAGCAAGCGCTGCTAGTGTCGCAATAATGGGAGCTGATAAAGTTCTTATCAGTCCAACAGCTCAGATAATGATTCACAAAGCGCTGTATGGTTTTGTATCTGGCAATAGCGATGATTTAGACAAAGCTTCTAATGCGCTTAAATCTAGTGACCAAGCAATCGTGAATGCGTATGTTGCTAAGACTGGATTGAGTGAAGAAGAAATTCTGGATATGATGAAGAATGAAACCTTCATGTCAGCTAGTGAAGCAGTTGAAAAAGGCTTTGCGGATGAAGTGATGACCTTTGAAGATATTGGTGCAGTAGCGAGCCTAGAGAATGGATTGTTACCACAAGCAGTTATTGATGACTTCTACGCTAACCGTAGCAAGCGTAAGTCAGAAATCCAAAATATGCTACGAGAAATCGAAAAAGAAGAATTACTTGAAGGGCTATAAGCTCTTTTTTTAATACCGAAAAGGAGAATAAACAAAATATGTTTAAAGAAAAAATGAAAGAACTTCAAGCGCAGATTGCAAACATCGGTGCTGAAATCGTTGTTAAAACGGAAGAATTGAAATCTGTTTTGAATACTGAAGATCTCGAAAAGGCTCGTGAAATCCGTGCTGAAATCGACAACTTGAAATCACAAAAAGAAGAAGTAGAAAACAACTTGAAGACTTATGAAATCGCAAAAGAAGGAGCTGGAATGGAAGCGACTATTGAAAAACATGAAGTAAAATCAGACGGTAAAACTTACCGTGATTCTGTAAATGAATGGGTACGTACTAAAGGTGCTGTTGCTGATTCAAACTTGAAACTTGAAGGAAAAAACCTTCTTATCCCTATGAATGAAGCAGTAAATCCAACACAAGATGGATTGGAGAAGGCTGAAACTGAAAAAGTAACTAGCAAAGAAATTGTTACTACTCCAATGCGTGAAGTTAAAACAGTTCTTGACCTTAAACAATTCACTACTATTCACAAAGCTGCTAAAGGTGAAGGTTCATATCCTATTCTTAAACATGCTACATCTAAGATGGCAAGCGTAGAAGAATTGGAAAAGAATCCAAAACTTGCTAAACCAGAATTTACAGATGTTCCTTGGAAAGTTAAAACTTACCGTGGTGCTATTCCACTTTCACAAGAAGCTATTGACGATGCAGATGTTGACCTTCTTGCTATTGTAGCTGAAGCAGCTAACCAAATCAAAGTAAACACTACAAACGATGCAATCGGTGGTGTTTTGAAAACATTTGAAGCTAAAAACGCAGCTGACTTGGATGCAATCAAAGCTATCTTGAATGTAGATCTTGACCCAGCTTACAACGTATCATTTGTAGTTACACAAAGTTTCTACCAAAAACTTGACACTTTGAAAGATAAGAACGGTCGCTACTTGCTTCAAGATTCTATCGTTTCTGCATCAGGTAAAGCCTTCCTTGGTCATCCAGTATTCGTAGTTGCTGACACAGTTCTTGGTGAAGCTGGTGAAGCTAAAGCCTTTATCGGTGATGTACAACGTGCTGTACTCTTTGCTGACCGTCAAGAATTAGGTCTTCGTTGGACTGATAATGAAATCTACGGTCAATACTTGCAAGCAGTTGTGCGCTTTGATGTTAAGAAAGCAGATGCCCAAGCTGGCTACTTTGTAACTATGCCCTAATACTCCCCCAGTCAGTGGGGGTGTCTCACGGTCAGCTGTAACTTTAGCAGTACCAACCGCAAGTAGCACCAAAGCAGACATCATGTCTTACTTAGATAGCAAGGGAATTTCTTATACAGCAACTCAAACCAAAGAGCAACTACTAGCCTTGATTGGAGGTTAGATTTATGGAAGCTAAAAAGAATGGTTTTCTTGAGGAAGTTAAGTTGTATTGTAAAATCGACTATGATTTCGAAGATGATTTACTGCTTGAGCTTATCGAGTCAGCAAAAGAGCAGATTTGTTTTGCAATCGATAATGACTTAAGCCCAGATGATTTAGTGGACTATGCTAAGTTCCGACTAGCTGTCAAAAAGCAAGTCAAAGAAGAATACGAACATCGAGGAATGTCAGCAGACACCATGCGCTATCCATTGGCGAATGGTGTGCTAAACATCATTCATCAGCTTAGGACAAGGAGGGAAAGTTAATGCGGACACGTAAGATGAATGTTCGCATTACTTTTTTTCAAAGAATAGGCGGACAGAATGAAGATGGAGAAGTGCTAGACTTCGAAAGGAAGGACTTGTATACTTGCTGGGCAGAAGTTTCTAAAACATCTATTAAGGATTTTAGAGAAAATGCGACTGTCACAAAAGCAGGTGGACTAGTAGAACATAAAGACACTAAAACATTCTTAATTCGTCATCTTCCAAAACTCCCTTTTGACAATTCTTGTTATGTAGATTTTGATTGTAATGAATATCAAATCGTAGCCATCGAACGAGATCATGCAAATAAGGAAATTGACTTAATTAAGGGAGTGATGTTGTCATGACAAAAGGATTAGACCTTTGCCTAAACAATCTCACTAAGTTGGAGGTTAAAGCCCCTATGGTTGCTCGTGAAGCTGTCACAATGGTCGCTGAAGAGTTTGAGAAAGAGCTGGAAGTAAATACTCCAGTTTCTGATGAACCTACACCAACTAGATTGAAAGCAGATATAAAAATCAGCAATTTCAAAGGTGGAGGTGGTGCGCCTTCAAAGGACATAGGTTTTGGTCGTACTACTGGTTGGCGTGCTAGATACCCAAATAGCGGTACAATCTATCAAAAAGCACAGGACTTCGAGGAAAAGACTATTAATGCAGTTACTCCTCGCGCTAAAAGAATATATGAACAAAAAATAAAGGAGGTGCTAAAATAAATGATTGCTGAAACTGAAGCATACAAACTTTTGGTAGCAGATGAAAAGTTAAATCAACTGTTCAATGAGTTTAGAGGTAAAGAATTTCCAGGATATAAACAAGGTATCTTTACTTATGATATTCCTGAAAAACCTACAAACTTAAAACAAAAAGAACTTGCTCCGTTTGCAAGAATTTATTTAACGTACGAAGCACCTCACAAGTATGCAGATGATGAAATCATCTCAATGGAACAACGTATCACAATCAACTTTTGGTGTAAGAATGCAAAGCAAGCTGACCGAATCGCCAAAAGAATGGATACAATCTTAGAAAGTAGTGGATTTGAACGCTACACAGCAAATGAGAAACCTCGATATATGGATGACGATATTGGACTATTAATGAATGTCCGAAAATATCGTCTTTTTGATTGGAGTGATCTCGAAGAAATGAAAGGAAATAAATAAATGTCTAAAGTTAAATTTGGTTTACGTGGTTTTGAATATGGGGTTTTGAACGATAAAAACCTTGTACCAGGAGAAACTAAAAAAATTCCTGGTTTGAAATCAGCAAAATTGGATATCACAAATGAATTGAATACTATCACAGCAGATGATGGACCATACGTAGTATTGTCTTCTGGTATCACTGGAACAACTCTTGAAGTATCATGGCTTGATTTAGGTAGTGATGCTCGTAAGGATTTCTACGGTATTACTGTTGAAAATGGTGTTGAAAAATACAATAAGAAGATGACTCCAAACGACATCGCTTGCTTGTTCCGTACAACTGGTGATGACGGTAAAGGTATCTGGGTTGGTCTCCTTAAAGGTAAGTTCTCACTTCCAGGAATGGATTTGGAAACTAAAGACGGTTCACCAGAACCTAAGAACGATACTGTATCTGGTAGCTTTGTAGCTCGTGGAGATGACGATGAAGGCCTTGTAATTGTAGTTGGTCGTGAAGATAACCCACAATTCCAAGAAACTGAATTCCGTAAACTCGTTTTCCCAAAGTCTTAAGCGGTGCTAGTTCTGAACGAACAGTAACCGCTGTACCAGGCGCAGCAAGACAAGATGCATAAGAATAGGCTTGGTTATTCCAAGCCTTTATTTTTTAAAAGGAGTTAATAATGTTTGAAATTAAATTTAAAAAAGCAGGTGTGTTGAAAGAATTTTCAAAAGACTACGTAAATGTAGAAGACAACCTGTTGGCTTTGGAACACCAGGTTCGACAAACTTCATTGTACGAAAACAAGGAAGATTTGCTAAACCCTGCTAAACATCGTGAGTTGAATGAAGCATATCTTGAAATGTTTGTAAAAATGTACGGTGAGCAATTCGATGCAGAAGATTTAAAGAGTGCAAGTGTTGAAACGCTTGAAACATTGAATGATCTATATCTTGCAGCACTCGGTGGAAAACAAGAAGAAAAAGAGACCACCAAAGGAAAAAAGAAGAAAAAGGGTTAAGCCCTAAAGAAGCTCAAAATAATTTATTAGTTTGGGTTCAATCATTAATGAGTCAAGGATATACAATCCATGATATCAAAAGAATGCGCTTATCAGATTTTGATTTGATGGTGCAGGCTTTAGAAACAAAAGAAAGCCAAGAGGAAGAAGAAACAACCCTTGACAAGGCCTTCCCATTCCTTTTTGGATAGAAAGGAGAATGAATGGCAAGTAATATTGGTGAATTAGTCGCCACTGCAACCTTAGATGTCGCTCCTTTTCAGTCGAATGTCGGGAGGTTGAAAACCTATTTAAAAGGTGTCGATAATTCCCTCAAAGCGATGGAAAACAACTTTAAAGGTGCTGGTAATAATATCAGCAACTTAAAAGGACTTTTATCGCAAACTGGTTCAGCTCTTAGCTCATATCAAAAGGTATTGAGTTCACAGAGTGAACGATACAACCAATTAAAAGCAAGTATTGGAGATGTGTCTACTGCTACTGCAGAGCAGAAACAGAAGTTAGTTGAAGCAAGTGCTAGTATGACAGCTACTGCTGCTAAAGTAGCTGAATTGCAAAACCGTTATCAACAGTTAGCTAGTTCTATGAAACAAGCTTATATCGATGATAGTGCCTTCACTAAGTTTGGTAATAGCGCACGGGAAGTTGGTGAGAAATTCAGTAAAGTTGGTAAAGAGATTTCTGGTTTTGGATCTGCACTAACGAAAGGCGTGACTGCTCCGATTGTAGCAGGTGCTGGTCTTGTAGTGAAAGCTGCAATCGATTATGAATCAGCGTTCGCGGGCGTAAAGAAAACAGTTGACGAAACCGCAACGGTATCTTATCAAAAGTTATCAGATGGCATCCGTCAAATGGCCAAAGAATTGCCAGCAAGTGCGGTTGAAATTGCAAACGTAGCAGAAGTTGCAGGTCAGTTAGGTATTAAGACAGAAGATATTCTCTCATTTTCTCGTACTATGATTGATATGGGAGAGTCAACCAACTTAAGTGCGGAAGAAGCTGCAACAGCAATCGCAAAAATCGCCAATATCATGGGGTTGACATCGGAAGATTATTCAAGGTTTGGTGCATCCGTTGTAGATCTTGGTAATAACTTTGCCACAACTGAAAAAGATATTGTTGAGATGACCAACCGTTTAGCTGCAGGTGGTAAACTAGCTGGACTAACTGCTCCAGATATCTTAGGACTTGCTACTGCTATGAGTAGTGTAGGGATTGAAGCAGAAGCGGGGGGTACTGCAATGGTTCAAACCCTTACTGGCATTGGTAAAGCGGTATCAGGGGTCGGTAAAGGAGCTAAAGAGAAGTTAGAACTGATAGCTCAAATAGCTGGTACTACATCAGAAAGTTTTTCTCAAGCTTGGAAAGAGAAACCAGCCGAAGCTTTACAATCATTTATTAAAGGTTTACAAAAAGCCAATGATGAAGGGAAGAATATGGATGGAATTTTGTCAAACCTTGGAATGAAAGGAATCCGACAAGGTAACATGCTGAAATCATTAGCCCTTGCATCGGATAAAATGAGTGCAGCAGTTGCACGTTCTAACCAAGCGTGGAAAGAAAATACTGCCTTAACCAATGAAGCGAATAAACGTTATGAAACTACTGAATCACAGTTGAAGATGTTTAGAAATCAGCTTACAGATATTGCAATCGAGTTTGGAGGACCATTAATTAAAGCTCTAAGAGAGGGGCTGAATGCAGCAAAACCATGGATTGAAAATTTATCAGAATTAGCTAAGAAGTTTAGTTCATTATCGACAGAGCAACAACAAAATATCTTGAAATGGGGATTATTTGCAGCAGCATTAGGTCCTGCTTTGAAGTTGCTAGGTGGTGGTATTTCAGTCATTGGTGGTTTTGCAAAGGCCATTGGTGGTTTGTCAAAAGGTATTGGTTTTTTAAGTGGATCAGTTAAATACCTTGCAAATATTCCAGCTGGTTTAAATGCATTGGCTGGTTCAGCTGGTGTTGCTGAAACAGCAATGGCAGGTATGTCAACTAGCGCTGGTTCTATGACTGGTGCGATTGGCGCTCTTGCAAATCCTTTAGGATTGATAGTTGGTAGTATTGGCTTAGTAACAGCTGGTCTTGTCTATCTTGGGAACGAGAAAGATAAAGCAAGAATCAAGACTGAAGAGTTTGGTTCACAGTTAAGTAGCACTGCACAAGGCGAGTTGAGAAACTTCCAAAAGACGGTTGACGAAACAAGCACAGCAGTCGCAAACTTTGGAACACATGCTGGAGATGTTGAGAAAGTTTCAGGAGCATTTAAAAAGCTTTATGAAGACATTCAAGCAGCAGCAGACCAAAGCAACAAACGAATGGAAGAACTAGGCGCTAAATGGGGTCTTAGTGAAGAAGATATTGCTAGAGCTAGAGAGAAGAATGGTCAATATGTTTCAAATGCAGAAGCGATGATGAACCAAATCAATGAAATTTATGCGCGTCATAATGGTGATGCTAGTAAGTTTTCTCAAGAAGAAAAAGAAATCATCTTAAATAACCAAAACGAGATGATTAAAGCTAAGTTGAGATTGATGAGTTTGTCTGAGGAACAACAAACAGCAGCACTTCAAGCTTTAAATGGTAAAATCAGCTCGCTAAACGAAACGCAATTAAAACATACTAGAGATGTTTTGAAACAGGCCATGGATGAAGAGAAGAAACTCTATGAAAATCAAAAGGGCGAGTGGAAAGAGTTACTCGATGGTAAAGCTGTTGATCAAGAAACATATAACAAGAAAATGCAAGAACTTGAAGCAAACCACACTCAAACTATGGAAGCTTTAGGTACTAAGTATTATCAAGTTATGAAAACTCTTGATGAAAAAGTTAAAGCCCGCACTGGTCAAAACTGGAACTATTGGGAAGAAGCTAAAAAAGCTTTGGAGGAATATGGTCTATCTTATGAAGCAATTGGCCAGAAAGCTGCAGAAGCATCTGAAAAGGCTGGAAATTCTCACAGTATTCTAGCTAAATATACCAGCGAAATGAGTAAAGAAGTTAAAGAAGCAAATGATGCTTGGTCTTTGCTTGTTGGGAATATTGACAAGAATGGTAATTTTGAAATTAAATCCAACGTTAAGGAAGTTATTGGAGAAGCAGCTAAATCTGCAGAAGGTTGGGAACAACTACAATTCATTGCTAAAACTGCAGAAATCAACTCAAATGCTCGTGCTACTATTGCAGAAGCCCTTGTAGAATCTGGCAAGTGGTCAACTATGACCCTTGAAGAGAAACAACTAATTGTTCAAAATCAAGCTGGTTTACAAGCTATCTTTGATAGCGAGAAAAAACTCAAGATTTGGAATGATATGCCAGCTGAGGTCAAAGAACTTCTTTTGAAGAACAACGACATCATGAGCAAGGCAGATGAGGCTACAAAAGCTCTTACGAATTATGAAGCTCTGACACCTAAGCAAAAAGAATTGCTTGCAACAGATGATAAGTTCAGAGATGCAGTGGCTCGTTCTACTGAAACATTGACTACTTGGAATGCTCTTACACCATTTACAAAGGACTTACAAGTAAACCCTGGTAATGTTTTATATAACGGTCAATTATCAATCGATAAGATTGGCGAGTGGAACTTAGCGCCAGCTCTAACCAAGTCATTAACTGCAGCAGATGACACTGGTGCTGCAGTTAATAGTGCAATCGTTAGTGTGAACTCTCCTAAACAAGAAGCGCCAATTGGCATTTTTGCCAATGATAATACAGCAGGAGAATCACAATCAGCAAGTTTGAGCGTAAACTCTCCTTATCAATTTAAACCAATTGATATTAATGCTATCAACAGAACGCAAGGTGAAGCAAACTCTGCAGAATATGCTGTAAATGCAGTTAGACAAAACGGACCAATTGATATTAACGCACGAGACAACACAAGCAGCGCGATCAATAGCGTATGGTCAGGTTTAGCTTCATTGCCAGCTTTTAAGTTTATTGATATTATCACACGACATTTTACTGAACGACACGCAAAAGGTACGGATAATCACCCAGGAGGTCTTGCAACAGTCAACGACCAACGAGGTACGCTCTATAAAGAGTTGGTAACATTACCAGACGGTACTTCCTTCATTCCAGAAGGTCGTAACGTAGTCTTACCACTTCCTCCAGGTTCAAAAGTCATGCGAGCTGGTAAAACTCGTAGCTTGATGAACCGTTTAGGTATTCCAAACTATGAAAAAGGAATTGGTTTTGAAGATACGAAAATCTCACATCTAAGTAGACGAATTCAAAGTGTCAACGTTCGAAATAGTCAACGTGGCTATCAAAGTACAGCTTATTCTGCTGACTACGGCAACGGTAATGGTCAAGCAGTAGTATCTGAATTGGTTAGTTTGAAAGAAAGCGTAGAAAACTTGCTTGGTAGATTGCTTGATAAAGATTTCAATACTTACTTAGACGGTCAAGTTATCGCAGAAAATTCTTATCAATACCAAGGTCATATCATGAGAAGGGAGGGTATTTAATGTCAAATTATTTAAAGGTCAATGATTTTACAACGACTGGTTTAAGGAATTGTGTGATCGTGGACTTTGGAACAATCCGTTCTGCCATTCCTCGTTTCTCTGAACAAACAAAACCATACGGTATGAATGGTAGCTACAATCAAGAAGATGGCGCTTTTGAGGATTATGAAAGAACAATTCGTATCTTCTTTGAGCGCTTTTCTGATTTAGCAACCTTGATTGAGAAATTTAAAGCAGTTGGAAACCAATTAGAATTCAGTTATCAACCAGATTCAGTGTTCTATGCTGATTTACTAGATACTGAAATCACTCCAAAAGGTATGTATGGCTGGGAACTAGCAATCAAGTTAGACATGCAACCGTTCAGATATCCAAAGAATATCGCACCAGTCGTATTAACAAGCGCTGGAACGATTGATAATATCGGTACGGTCTATTCAGAGCCTGTCATTGAAATTGAGGGTAATGGAGATGTATCGCTTACTATTGGACGTAAAACTATGCATTTGTCAATCATTGGTAAGGCTACGATAGACTGTAGACAAGGAAAACAAAATATCTTCAATGCCAATGGGTCAGTGCAGAACACTCTCAGAAAGCGTGGTGGATTCTTTGAAATTCCTGTTGGTCGCAGTGGTGTGACTTATACTGGTAATGTACGTAAGGTGACTATTCGCCCTAATTGGAGGTATCTAGTATGATTTATTTAACAGAAGGGAATATCCCTCTTAATGCAGCATACGATGATAACATCACACAAGAAGCGAATAGCACCTATCAATTAACATTCAGATTTCCAACTAACAATGTGTTATGGCAACGACTAAGAGAAGAAACATTCTTGACTGCTGATGATCTACACGGTGAGCAAGATTTTGTGATTTTTGAGGTTGAGAAAAAGCACGGCTATATCCAAGTTTATGCGAACCAAGAATTTACTCTCTTGAATAACTATGTGGTCAATCCTATCTCATTGGACAGACAGACCGGTTCAACTGCATTAAGTCAATTTGCTGGAAGTATCACTCGTGAGAATCCATTCTCATTCTTTTCTGATATTGAAGATAGGCATACCTTTAATATCGGTTCTAAGAATGCCATGGAAGCATTCGCGAAAGATAAGCACTCTATCATTGGTCAATGGGGTGGTGATTTAGTCAGACATGGTTATCAGGTACGGTTATTAAAAAATGGCGGTTCAGAGAATGAATCGCTTTTTATGTATAAGAAAAACCTGTCTAGCTATCAGCACAAGACCTCTACTAAGTCTTTGAAGACTCGCATTACCTTCATCACAACCGTCCGTGGGGAGGGTGAAAAAGCAGTCGATAAGCACTATAAGGTTGTGGTTGATAGTCCACTGATTAACAAATACAGTCAGATTTATGAAGATGTTGTAGAAGTCAACGACCAAGACGTAAAGGATGAGGCAAGCCTTAGAGAATATGGCAAGCAGTATTTCAGAACTAGTCTATGTGACTTGATGGAAGATAGCTTTGAGATTGATGTAGTCGGTCAGAGTGATGTACCTGTTCAAATGTTTGATGTGGTAGGTATCTACCACGAAACATTCGATTTGGATGTAAGAAAAAAAATCACCAAATATACTTACTCACCAATGGCTAAGAAACTGAAGTCTATCGGTTTTGGTGAATTTAAATCTGGTCTTGCAAATGCGATCGGCAATATCGTGAGTGATGCAGTTAAAGGCGAAACTCAACAGCTTCAAGGTAATTTTGAACAGCAATTAGTAAGAGAGCTTAAAAACGCTGACCTTGCTTTTGAGCGTAAAAAAGAAGAGTTAACCAATCAATTCACGGATGAAGTGAACGCTATCAACGCCAAGGCAGAAGAAAACAAGCGTGCTTTGTCAGACGAAATCAACAGACGATTTCAGGAGTTCAACCCATCAGGATTTGAAGAAGCTAAATCAAAAGCAGAAGAAGCTCTACGAAAAGTTGGGGCAAACGCTGACCTAATTGAAGAAGCGAAGAGAATTGCTACTGACAATGCTAGGGATTTAAATGCCTTTAAGACTTCGACTCAGAAGGAACGTGAGAAGTTATCAGATGAACTGAAGCGCTATTCTCGAGAAGAGACGACTAATCAGATAATCGCTATTCGTGAACGTATTTCAAGCGATTATGTTGCCAAAAGCACCTTCACAGAAAACGTCGAAGGCACAAGACAACGTTTTGAAGCACTCACAAGAGATAACGAAGCTAAACTTGCAGAATACAAGCAAGGAATAGACGGACGAATTGCCGACATAACAAGCCAAGTCTCTGGTAAGGTCAATGAAGTAGACTTCCAACGTGTGAGAGAAACAAGTCAGCTTTACGAGCGTATTTTGGGTGGCGCTGAAAGTGACGTATCTAATAACGTTTCACGAATGGTTCTGACTAACCAAGTATTCCAGACTGAAGTCGGTAAGTACGTCACAGATGATAACAACCTGATTGTGAACTCTATGACAATGGATAAGCACACGCTTGTCGGGAATAACAACCCAAACGCAAGCGTTACGCTTACAGACGGGATATTCACAATCAAGGCTAACGGCTTGACTAGCTATAATTGGTCGGGCTTCACACTTCCAATTTACGTTAAGAAAATCTATCGTGGTGAAACTTATACGCTAGGGTTTAAGTACCGCATTAGAGAATATCCAGATGTTTCTTTTGCTTTTAATATCAAAAACCACGGTCTGAATAAAACTCTGACATGGGCTAATATTGGTGAGAATAGACCACCACTAAACGAGTGGCAAGAGTTTCAAAAGACTTTCACAGTCCAAGAGGATTTTGCTTTCGGTGAAGATTATAACTATCCATTTTATATCTTCTTAGCCAAGAATGGCTGGATAGAGTTCAAAGAGCCTATCTTGGTTCGTGGTTCAAAGACTGGACCATATAAACCTAGCCAGTTTGACGATGCGTACAAGATCACAGACGAAGCTAAAGGACTTGCTACGGATGCACAAACAAGAGCGATACAGATTGCTCAAGGTTTGGAAGCGACAAGAACACAAGTCACACAACTTGCTGGTTCATACGCTATTCAAAATTTGAACAGTGCAGGTGACCTAATCAATGGTATCAATATTGGTGCTAACGGTCATAATCGATTCGTTGGTAAGTTGACTCATATTACAGGTGATACGCTAATTGACAATGCAGTTATTAAATCGGCTATGATTGATAAACTCAAAACTGCTAACTTTGAAGCAGGTTCAGTCACTACTAATATTTTAGGAGCTGAAGCTGTTACAGCTGAGAAGGTTAAATTTGATACTGCATTCATCCAACAGTTGGTATCACAACAAGCATTCATTGATGAGTTGTTTGCTAAACAAGCGACGATTACTCGGATTCAATCAATTGACTTCACAGCTAATCACATTAAAGGTGGTGTGTTATCAGGCTTGAGCGGGAACTCAACCTTTGATTTGGACGCTGGACAAATACGAATGCAAAGTAGCCCTACAAGTTGGAAGACAACATGGGACCCTAATGGTATAGCGTTTAGAGGCCCAGGGAATGACGTTTGGGGTGCAATGGGTGGCGACAGTGGTGGTGGTGTTGGTATCTATATGCGTGGAAACCATGCTTTTAACTTGGTTGTCAATCATTCAGATAGTGGCAAAAGCAACAGTTATACTCCGTTACGTGTTAAGTATGGAGAAGGTACATACTTGCAATTTTCTCCAAACGGGCCAAGCTATAATTTATTATTGCTATTTAATGATATATATCAAAATCTAATATTATTGCACAAACATAAAGAGACGAGAACAGGATATTCAAATTCATTAATCGGACCGCTAAAATAAAACGAGGTAAAAAATGAACACACAGGAAAAGGTTATTAACAATTTAGGCATTCAACTAGCCAATAAAACTATTTCAGAGGCTTTCAGCCTTGCAGAACGTGACGAAGCACGAGATCAACTTCAAGAAGCCCACAAGCAACTTGAAAAAATCAACAAAGTATTACAGTCAAATGAAGAGTTAAAGGCTCTATTTGACAAAGTAGCAGAAGAATTAGATAAACCAAAGGAAGAAGGATAATATATGACATTTACTATTGTTAACAAATACTTGCAAGAAACTAACCGCACATTCGTAGCTATTCGACAAGATGCACCATATACGGCTTTTGACCGTGTGTTGATTGGTAACCGTGTGAATGACTCAGATGAGGAATTGATTAAAGCAGTTCTTGGTCAAGTTGCTACCGAACTAAACCCAGCTGAAGGTGTAAAGAAACTTCAAGAAGACTTGCACACACAAGCTCAAGAGTATGAAACCAAACTTGCTGAGAAAGATGCCAAGATTGCTGAAGTTAAGGCAGTCGCAGACTGGGCTGTATTGGCTCGTGTGACAGACACAGACAACCCTCTAGACCCTACATTGTTTAAGCGTGGTCTTGAACTGGTAGATCTTGGTCAAACTGGTAAGACTTACCAATCACAAGAGATTTTCGCTCTTGAAAATCCGAACCATGTTGAGAAATTCCAAGAAGGGAAACGTGTTATGATTCAAGTCAACGAACCATTCACTTATCAAGGTCAAACATTGGAGCAGTTGCAAGAATTGTACCAAAACGGCAAGTTAGGCATTTGGAAATGGACTGAACCAAAACAAGAAAAACCTTCTAGCGAGTTAGATACTCAACCTGTTCAATAGTCATCCGTTTTAGAAAGAGGGTGGTTAGATTGGACTTTCTAACTTTAATAGACAAACTCACGCCCGTTTTAGTCGTTATCATTCCAAGCTACTTTTCATTCAAGAGTACAAAAACCTCTAAAGAAGCTGACAAACGCCTTGAGGGTCTATCTAATAAGATAGATACCCTCGAAAAGTCAGTCTCAAGCGTAGAAGAGATTGGAAAAGACAACCAAAGAAATTTAACGATTATCGGGAAAGGCTTGCAACGGTTACAACGCTTTCGATTGCAAGAAAACTTAAAAAAAGCAATACGCCGTGGAAAGACAAGTCAACATGAAATCGAAGAACTTTCAAGACTTTATGAAAGTTATGTCGAATTAGGCGGAAACGGTGCTATCAAAATATTGTTTGAGAAATTTCTCAAACTAGAAATTAAAGAGGAAGAAAATGATGAATAAAATCAACTGGAAGCTACGTTTACAAAACAAAGTCACTTTAATCGCTCTATTAGGGGCGGTATTCCTTATGTCTCAACAATTCGGATTTGAAATCCCACAAAATATTCAAAATGGTGTGAATACGTTTGTTTATATTCTTGTTTTACTCGGTGTGGTTACTGATCCAACTACTGCTGGATTGACCGATAGTGAACGAGCGCTTGAATATTATGAGCCAAATAAAGACTAATCAATTTGAGAACCCTTTGGGGTTCTCTTTCTTTATTAAAAGAAAGGAGGTACCACTTGAAGAAGGTTATTGAGAAAAAATTAACCGTTTCACCAAACAATCGAGACGTAGATAGGCTTTATCAAGAATTTTATAGCAAAGATAAAGGCATCGCTGAATTCAAGTTCACACTCGATGAATTGACCGCTACTAAGGTTATATGCTTATTCTATTTCAAAACCACCAAGCGATACCAGGAAGTTGAAGCAACAATCGAAGATAATTCGTTTACGGTTCAATTTGATACATCGCTAATCACTACAGATGAACCTGTTATTGGCTACATCTATTTTGAGAAAGTAGAGCAATCAGCAGATGTGTATAGTTTTATGTTTAACGTGCATGTCAGCGAAATTGACAAGGCTGTTAAAAAACCACTCATTGAACGTGAATCAGGGCGGATTATTAACGTCAAGGATGTTGTTACTAAGCAAGAATTGGACGAGTTGTTTGCAAAAATCAAAGAGCAAGGTGGCACGTATGACGATAGCAATATTCGTACTGAAATAAGCCATATTTCAACCGAAATAGAAGCCTTAAAGACAAAAGCGGATAAAGATACTGTATATGACGACAGTGCCTTAAGAGAGCGTGTAGTGGCTTTAGAGAACAAGCCTAATATTGACACAAGTCAGTTTGCAACTAAACAAGAATTGCAGAATGTTGCTTTATCTCAAGGTCCAAAAGGCGACAAGGGAGAACCTGGCGAACGTGGACCGATAGGCCCCGCTGGTCCTAAAGGAGAATCTGGTGAACGTGGTCCACAAGGTGCAACAGGTGAAACTGGACCAAGAGGGGCAGACGGTTTACAAGGCCCTCAAGGATTGCAAGGTTTACAAGGCGAACGTGGAAAAGATGGAGAGCCTGGCCCTCGTGGAGAACGAGGAGAACAAGGACCAATCGGACAGACTGGACCTGTTGGACCTCAAGGGCCTATTGGCTTAACTGGTCCAAAAGGTGCTGATGGCGTAGGCATTCCTCAAAGACTGACTTTGTCAGGAAACACGCTAACACTATCTCACGGCGGTGGAACAGTAAATCTACCTGCTTCTAGTCAAAATGCACCTACTCCATCAACTTCCTCTAGCGAACTAATCGGTGAGGGAATGCCAAACGGTAAAGTCGATGGTACTATCGGACAGACATACGTTGACACTAAGAAAACTAACGGAGCTTTGAAATGGATTAAACGTACAGCGTCAGGTAACCAAGGTTGGTTTGTGTTAGACGGTGATACAGGTTGGAAAAAACTAAACATACTGTCTAAATTAGGTAATTCTTATATGCAAGTCCGAAGAGTTAATGATACCGTATCTTATCAATTCGGAGGACTACAATGGGGTTGGTTCGGAATTGTTAGACGGGGTAATCCAGCATTCATCGCACATCCAGGGAACCGTGAAAAGAAATGCTTCCTTATAGCAAACGGTGGTATACCTTTAGGGTATAGAACGTCTGGTTCGCTAATCGGTCAGATTTTCAACGATGACGGCGTTCCATACGGGACGTGGTATGTAGGCGGTTATGGTGATGCAAATCACATACGTTTCCAATTCACAGACCCAGTACCAACTGATAAAGATATCGGAGACATCAGGGTTTCTGCAATAAGTTATATTACAGACGACCCTTGGCCTACAACATTGCCATAAAATGAAAGGAAATTAAAATGGTAGAAATTGACAAAAGCAGACTAAGAACAAATCTTCCACAAGTGGGAGTACAACCATATCGTCAGATTCATGCTCATTCAACGGGAAATCGGAACTCAACTGCTCAGAATGAAGCAGATTACCATTACAGAAAAGACCCTGTTTTAGGGTTCTTCTCTCACGTAGTTGGTAATGGTCGAGTTATGCAAGTAGGTCCAGTCAATAACGGTTCATGGGATGTAGGTGGCGGTTGGAATGCTGAGAGTTATGCAGCAGTCGAATTAATTGAAAGCCATTCAACTGAAGAAGAGTTCATGACAGATTATCGTCTTTATATCGAATTGCTACGTGATTTAGCAGAAGAAGCTGGATTGCCTGTTACTCTTGATACAGACGACCTTGCAGGAATTAAGACTCACGAATACTGTACGAATAACCAACCGAACAATAATTCAGACCACGTTGACCCTTATCCATATTTAGCTAAATGGGGCATCAGTCGTAGCCAATTCAAGCACGATATTGAGCACGGTCTAGTTGTTGAACCAGGGTGGAAGAAGAACGACACAGGATACTGGTATGTACGTTCAGACGGTTCTTATCCTAAAGAGCAATTTGAAAAGATTGACGGGACTTGGTATTATTTTGACGGTTCAGGTTATATGTTTGCAGAAAAATGGAAGAAACGACCAGATGGTGCATGGTACTACTTTGATAAGTCGGGCGAAATGGCAACAAGTTGGAAGTTAATCTCTAACAAATGGTACTATTTCAAAGATGATGGTGAAATGGTTACTGGCTGGGTTAAATATAAAGATACTTGGTATTATCTAGACGGTAAAGAAGGCAACATGGTATCTAATACCTTCATCCAATCATCAGATGGAACAGGTTGGTACTATCTCAAAGAAGATGGCTCACTTGCTGATAAGCCTGAATTTACAGTTGAACCAGACGGCTTAATTACAACAAAATAAAAATAGAAAGAAATTCAAAATTTAATTACACTTACCGCTGGCTTTTTGCTGGCGGTTTTTTTGTTTTCTCTGAAAAGGGGCAAAAAAGGGGCAAAAGGTGTAAACTTTTATATTTTTATGGTAAAAATTATATGTAGTTTATTTCTTATTTATGCTTATTTTATAGGGTTTCTTTTTATTATATACTTATGAATTATTGTCAGCTCTTAAAGAAGCAGTTAAATAATAACTTTACAAAAAGCCCGTCATATCAAGCGTTTAAGCTTGTGTGACAGGCTTTTTTTGTGTATAGGGGGCAAATAAGGGGCAAGATTATAAAGAATCGAGCAAGTCCAGGATATTATCGTCCATCTTCTTGGTAACGTGTGTATAGATTTTATTTGTCGTTCGAGAGTCGGAATGACCAACTCTTGCCATGATTGCTTTTAGAGGTACATTGTTTTCTGCTAATCTACTAACAAGAGTATGTCTGAAAATATGCGAGGTAAGATGTTTGTCGATTGGTTTTTTTAAACGCTTATTTGCTTTCTGGATTGCTAAATTGAAAGAATTATTCTGAATTGGTATACCGTTTTTGGTAACAAAGATGAATCCAAGATCATTGAATGTTTTTCGAGTGTTTTTAGAAAGTTCATTTATTGAGATAAACTCTTTTAAAATTTCAATCTCTCTCTTTGATAAGGAGACAGTTCTGAAACTTGCAGCAGTTTTTGTAGTTGTTTTAAATCCTTTTGAATACCCTACGGTTTTATCTAGAGTCCCATGGATTTTTACCGTCTTATTATCAAAATCAATATTTTCTTGTTTAATAGCAATAGCTTCACCGATTCGACATCCATTGTATGACATGAACTCTGCAAGCAAACCTAGTCTATATGTATTATTTGTCCTGTATAATTCTTCTAATAATCTTTTTAGTTCATCCTCTTCCAAAAATTTCTTTTCTGTCTTTTCTAATTCTTCGATTGTTTTTATTTGTTTTGGAAGTTTTGCTCGTCTTGCAGGGTTGTCTTTGATGTATTCAAGACTAACTGCATAATCAAACGATAGATTTAAAATCATTTTATAGCGCTCTAGTTTTGAACGAGAAATATCTAAATCATTTAAGAACCTCTGGATATATTTAGTGTCTATATTCTTAACTTTAATTTCTGTATCAAATGCTTCTTTAAAATCATTTACGCTACTAGTGAGAGAGCTGATAGAACTACCTTTGATTTCTTTCTGGTAGAATGTCCACCATTCATCTAAAACGTGTTGGTAAATCACATCTGTTGATTGTAAATTCTGTAAAGTTTCTTCTATGCGTTCATCCAGTAGTTTTTGAGCTTCTTTCTTTGCTCTTGATGTACCAGAACTAAGCGTTACAGATACCCTCTTCAATTTTTCAGTGTATGGGTCTTTATATCTCTCAAAAAATTTATACTTTCCATTTGGAAGTTCTTCCATCCACATTGATTATCACCTCACTTTTTGGTAAAATGGGTATAGTAAAAAGGGCTTTTTAATGCCATTCTTTCTATACAGTACATCCTCATACTCAGAGTCGCCAAACTTTGTGAGTGTGGGGATTTTTGTTATTTTGTTTCAAAAATGTTTCCACATTCTTGACAATGCCATTGTTTTTTTCCTTTTTTGCCAGCAAATCCAGCTAGCGTTCCGATCCCACCTGTCAAGACAGCCCCACCGACAGCTTTTCCAACCGAAAATGCTTTTTTATTTTGTTGCATAAACTGTACTTTCTTGCTACTACAATGCGGGCATTTTATAGCATTTTTTTCTATTTTTTTCTGTTTTCCAACTTCGACGAGATCACTACTAGCTTTAGCAGATTCTTTTAAAACAGTTTTCATTCCTCTGTTTTCTATTTCTTCCATCAGCTGAGGATCTTTTTTAGCTTGAAGGTATTCACCAAGCGTTTTAGATTTTATAAAACCTTTAAAACTCATTTTTAACTCCTTTGATATGATTTATAATATTTAAATACTCTTCTTTAACCATCGTCTCATCAGCGATGGTTTTTAATTTATACTTTTCCATAAAATGGACATAGTTAAAGTCAGATACATCATCCATGGTTTTTAACTCTTCTTCTAGAAGATAATGGATCATATTTCGGTCTGCCTGAAGCTCACACATCTCTCTATTGAGATTATACTGGTATTGTGAATGCTCCTTGTGGCCAAGTTCGTGTAGGGCTACTTGTTTTTGGTCTTGCTCTGATAAATTGATATCAATAGCAAGAAGTTTCAATGTTGGATTGAAGAATCCTGGACTATGCCAGCCTGTCCCATCAAAGTAGCATAGGTTTACACCCTCCTGGGCGCAAAGCTCTCTTACAGTCATAAATGCACCTCTATTTATTTTTTAAGTGTGCCTCCAAGACCGCTGTAATAAAATCTATATCTTCTTCAGAAAGTGGCTTACCATCGAATAACATAGATTGCGCAGCAATGTCTCTGAGGTCTAATGGTGCAGAAGCATCACCATCTTTCGCAATGTTAGGATTTTCTGTGCGTCCCAATAGGTAGTCGGTGGACACGTTGAAGTAGTCGGCAATTTGTTGCAATCTTTCAGCAGAAGGTTGATTCCTTTTTAATCCATACAAAGAATTTTTTCCTAATTCTAGTTTTTCTTCCAAGGTATTTAGTGAAATCCCTTGTTTTTCACATAAATCCTTTACGATTTCAAATGTAGAAAACATTGATTTATCAGCCTTTCTAAGACATGACAAAAAATATTTTACAAAATACGCAAAAAATAGTTGACTTTATTTTGCGTTTACGCTAAAATAGTTTTTGTAAGTTAAAGAGTTAGTTAAAAAACTAATAAAAACTAATCTAAAAATTAAATAGCTTTGCCGAGCAGTACAAATTGATAGATATATGATTTTATCAAGGTTTTTAATTATGCTTTCATTTTAGCAGATACGCTAAAATGTGTCAAGCGTTTTATAAAATAATTTACTAACTCTTTAACTCTATTAAAAAATAAAAGGAGGAGGTAACATGAGCCAACAACATCGGAAATGGATTGAAATTGTAAAAAATCGTATCGATAAACGCGGTTGGTCGCAGACTGACTTAGCTATCGTAGTAGGAGTTAGTCCATCGGCGATTACACAATTGTTAAAAGATGGGAAAGGAAGTGACGACTTGAAGCTTCGTATCAATAAAAAGTTGCGAATTAGTGAGTCGTGGGAAAGATTTGAAGAGTAGGAAATCCAAATGAAAACAGCGACAGTAAAAATGTTTAAGGAACGTCCAAATGGAGACTTGAGCGAGTTCATAATAGAACTAATAATCCCAAGTCGTCGGAGATATGGCGCAGTAATTAGAGAATACATCGAGTATTATAACGCTAAACACTTTGCCAAGATCTATTTTTATGAAGTGCTGGAATTAGAGATTTCTAAAAACTAGAAAGGAGAAAAATATGAAACCAAACCGATATCCGTATAGCGGAAAAATAAAAAGCCTTGAAAGAAAACCTGTAAACAGCGTTGACATCAAGGCAGGTAATATTAAGTTAGATAGCTCAAGTATCACATTTAGTAGCAGTAAGATTACTATTAAAGGTCAGTCCATTACTGGTGTGTAAGTTCCGTCTGGTTCGAGACGAAGTGGCTTATTACAATCAACGTCAATCGTCCCATCTGGAAACATTTCGTAATTGATTACCAGTCCGTTGGGATAAAATGTTTCAACGTATATGTGTCCTGGACCTTTTTCATGAACAACTTTAGTAACTTGATCTTGAGGTATTCCAGTATTGATAGTCATTTCCATCGGCGACACTCCTTTCTGTTTAAGATTTTGACTAAAACGGTGAGAGGTCCTAGTCGAAATATATTATAACATAACAAACAGAAAAGCACAACATATTGAGAATACATGTGATTATTTTACAACATATTGTGTTTAGAGGTGTAGAAATGTGGGAACAATTAAATAAAATCATGCAGGAAAGAAATTTAAACGGTAGTCAGTTATCTAAAATGGCTGGAGTTAATCGAAGTTTCTTTTCTGATCTAAAATCTGGGAAGGTGAAATATCTTTCTTGGAAGAATATGTGCAAAATCGCTGATGCACTGGAAGTCAGCTTGGATGAATTTAGATAACAAAAAAGCCTGACTGCAATCAGGCTAAGACTTAAAATTATCTATCTAAAGTATAACACAGAAAAGGAGGAAAAACTAGTGGCGATAGAAGAATTAGGAGAAAAATGGAAAAGCGATTTATTTGAAGAACTTGTTCAGTTAAGTATCGAAGCGATGAAAGAAGCTGATAGAAGACTTTCTAAAAAAATCAATATGGTCTCTATTAATGTTGTTATGGATGCCACTGGATGGGGAAGAAAAAGAATTGAGACTTTTCGAGATCAAGGGAAATTCAGTTATCAACAAAACACAAAAGGTGGCAAATACTTGTATGACTTGGATGATGTATTAAGATTTCAACGTCAACTTATGAAATAGGAGTTTTAACATGAGCCTATTAAACAAAATAAAATTATATTTTTCAGGAATTATCGAGGAAGTAAATCTCGATTGGAAGAAAGTCGCTCTGGAAATCAATCAACAATTGATTGAACTGCAAATGAAATACCAGGATGCAATTCAACGTATTGCAGATCTTGAAAAACGATTAGCAATCTATGAAGAAAAGGAGAAAACAAAATGCTAGAATACCTATATTTAATAACTATCGCACTTGTATGCATTTGGGCGCTAGTAAATGAACTGGATAGTCATGCTAAGTCTCAAAAGGAAAATAAACAATTAATCGCTAGTAATATTGCTCGTATGAATCTGAGAAATTCAGATAAGCAATTTACATATGACGTAGATCCACCAATAGGACTGAAGTAAGGAGAAAAATATGAGTGTAAGTCGCAATATGACCGAAATGGAAATTCGTGTGTTAAATATGATTCTTAATTGCGCTACGTTCGACCTTCCAATTCAAGCAAGTGAAATACGTTTAGAAACTGGACTCTCAAAACATAAGTTAGAAGAAGTCATTGAAAGTCTTCGAGTTAATTTTAGACACCCTATTGTAGCTAAGAAGACGAAACCGAACGGGTATTACTTACCACAAAGCGAGGAGGAGCGACAAGCTGGTCTAGCTCCTTACCGTAGACAAATCTTAACCGAGCAGAAGAATCTTGCTGCTGTCATGAATATTGACTTAGAAAGCTACTGGAGGAAGAGTGTATGAGTGAAGATTTTAGAATACCACCTCATGATCTAGTTGCAGAGCAGTCGGTTCTGGGTGCTGTCTTTATCTCACCGGAAACGATGATATCACTTGCAGACGAATTAACTCCTGACGATTTTTACAAGCCTGCCAACAAGATTGTATTTAAAACTATGTTGTCATTGCTTGAAAAAGGTGAGCCAATCGATGCTACGACTATGGTGTCTGCTCTTACCAATCAAGGTGACATCTCAAATATAGGTGGGATAAACTACGTTGTCGAGTTGGTAAATTCAACACCAACTTCAAAAAATGTGGAGCATTACGCAAAATTAGTAAAAGAGAAGGCAACTCTTCGGAAAGTCATCTCTGACTTGTCTGATTCATTATCTAGTGCCTACCAAGGTGATGTATCGATTGGTGACATCATTGCTAAAACTGAAAAATCCTTACTCAATATCAGTAATCAAAATGCAGGTACTGGATTTCGTAATGTGGCCGATATCATAGACACACATATGCAAATAGTTGAGACTCGATCGCAGACAGATGGATTTGTGACAGGTATTTCTACAGGTTTCATAGGATTAGATAAGATTACAACAGGTCTTCATGAGGATAACCTTATCATTCTTGCTGCACGTCCTGCTATGGGTAAGACTGCATTAGCGTTGAATATAGCAAAGCATGTAGCTGTGAAAGAAAATAAACCAACTGTTATTTTTTCACTCGAAATGGGAGCAGAAGACTTAATTGAACGGATGGTGGCATCAGAGGGGATGGTTCCAGCTTATCATTTAAAAACAGGGAATTTAAGTACAGACGAATGGAGAAGGCTTGTTCATGCTCAAAGCAATCTCTATGATGCTCCTATCTTCGTAGATGATACAGCAGGTATTCGTATTTCAGAAATTCGTTCAAAAGCTCGAAAACTTGCCCAAGAAATGGGTGGGCTTGGTGTTATTATCATTGACTACTTGCAATTAATTACTGGATCAAAAGGAGAAAATCGTCAGCAGATTGTTTCTGAAATTTCAAGGGAATTGAAGATACTAGCAAAGGATTTGAGGGTTCCTGTCATAGCCTTATCGCAGTTGAGTAGGTCGGTTGAGCAGAGACAGGACAAGCGCCCAATGCTATCAGATTTGCGAGAATCTGGTTCGATTGAGCAAGATGCTGACATTGTAGCATTCTTGTATCGTGAGGCCTACTATCAGAAGGAACAGGCAGACAGCCAAGAAGCTAACAATGTAACCGAGCTGATCCTGGAAAAGAATCGGCATGGCAGTTTAGGCACAGTGAAGTTGTATTTTCACAAAGAATACACAAAATTTTCAAGTGTGGAGGAGTAGATGGCAAATTGGTTTGTGAGAATCAATCACAGAAAAGAAAACAAAGATAGTTACTACTCTCAGCAAGTAGAACGAAGGCTCTACTTTGATTTAGAAACTAAGAAGGATGTTTTGACAAAAATCAAAGAAGATTATCCAGAATATTTTTCAGAAAAAATACCTCAAAGAACTTCGAAAGGGGAATTCTTTTTTGTCAATGTTTATGAATTGAGTGAAAACTGGGAAAGTTTTTGGACCGAAAATATTCCGTGTAAATTTTGTGGAGAAAATCCTGTCAATAGAATTGACATAAAGAACAATAATTATAGCGGTTATTATTTTTGTTGTTTAGAACATGAAGAACAATTTTATGCAAATAGGCTTGCTGAAGATGTCAGAACATATAGAAGTAACAGTGTAGTTGGTTTCATCTATAAAATCACTCATAAACAGACAGGTAAGGTCTATATTGGAAAAACTGTTAATCATCCTATTTTTCGTTGGTTTCAACATTTTAAAGCACAATCAGGAAGCCACTTTCATGAAGTGATGAAAAAAAGCGATATCACAGACTGGACATATGAGGTTATCGATAAGTTAAAAGATGGCACAGAAAATGAACTACTTGAGTTAGAAAGTAAATACATAGCTGATTTTAAAGCAACAAATCCTGAATATGGATATAACACTAAAAATTAGAAGAAAGGAGTAGTGCAATGATTAAAAAAAGTGAAGTCACTGGCTTCTTATCGTTTTTCAAATTTCCAAAGCCATTCATCTATGATGAGAAATATAAGACATTGAGCAATAACGCTAAAATGCTCTATATGCTTCTGTTTGATAGATTAGAACTATCTTTAAAAAATGGCTGGCATGATAAAGAAGGGAACGTCTTCCAGTATTACACAAATGAACAGTTGATGATTGACTTAAATTGCAATAGCAACAAGACGATTATCAAAATCAAAAAGGAATTGAAAGATGCTGGTCTAATGAAGGAAGTCAGACAAGGGATGAACTTACCAAACCGCATTTATCTTGATGTTCTTAACGGAAGTGTAGAAAGTACATTTCAGGAAGTGCAAAAAGTACACCTTGGAAGTGTAGAAAATACACTTTCGGAAGTGCAAAAAGTACACACAATCAAGACTGAGAATACTAAGACTGAGAATAACAATAATAAATTGTCGATTTGTAAGGAAGTTATTTCTTATCTCAATTTGAAAGCTAAGAAGAATTTTAAGGTTGACACTGCTAGTCATCAAAAATTTA